AATCCTAAGTCAATCACTTCCATAATTATATTATTTTATAGATTAATTATTTTTAAGTCCTCCGCATTTGTAATTACTTTTTTGCTTTTCAAATACCAAATACCTTGTAAAAAACAATCTGCCAAGTCATCTTTTTTGGGAGTTATTAATTTGGGTTTCCATGGTTGTAGGTTCTCGTTTTGGTCCAAAAAACGATTCGAAATAACAATACTATCTTTTTTATGTTGTTTGTATTTGTTTTCGGAGGGTGGGTCTTCCACATTATCAATCGTATATCCTTTCAATTTATTCATAGAAGATACGAATTCTATATGAACCTCTTTAGAACCTGCCATAATAAAATACTGAGCCAACATTCCTTGAATGGTTTTCATTCGATTTGCAATCGGTGATATCTGGTTTTCGATGATAACATGGGTTATTTCCGTAAGAGAGGGGATTTTGTTCAATTCATTCCGCATATTTTTTCCTATAGTAATCAAATCTATTTCACCGGCGGTCTTTTCTTTTGCTGCAAGAATGGGTTCTAACATATGATTGTTAAAAAAAGTATTTATTATTTCGAGTATATCTTTTTTATGGAGGTGAACATTGGAAAGTTCTCCGGGGTTGGTTATCGATATTGAATATTTTTTACATATTTCAATTAATTCAGGTAATTTTAATTTTTTGATGTTGGATGGAGAACATTCCTTTGTGGGTAACAAATAGAGGTTATTCATTTTTGCATGTTTTTCACAGAAAATATGTTCGCCCTTTTTATATTTTGCGGTTTTTCCACACAATGTTCTCGGAATCAGATTTTGAAGAACAGGATTCACAGAATTCGCAGGATTCGATTTTTTATTTTTTATTTTGGTAGAAACCGGGCAAGTACAAGACAATATAGTTCGTTCTGTTTTTTCCATTAAACTAATGACATTCCAATCTAAAATGGATATGGGAGAACCTGACGAAACATCGAAAATACAATAGGCCATATTTTTGATTCCAACATCAAAACTCATTAGTTTCATTTTTATGAATATATAAACACTTCTGTATGTTCTCGTTTAATTTCTTTTCATTGTGTTTTATTCATTCTATTTCTTTTCATTTTATTTCTTGTTTATAGTATATAACCACATTCTATGAAATGTCGTTATATTCCCATGGTTTATTTTTTGTTCATAGCCAACAGTTGGTCCTGTGTTATCACTGTGGATACCTTTCGCGAATTCAATTGTTCTCGAGTTAAGTACAATTGTTTTAAATCAGTATCTATTACTCCGAAAGCCGGTTCATTGCTCATATACGAACTATATAAATGTGGATTTGTTAAATATCCTTTTTCATCTTCATTGGTGGGTTCTCGAACACGTTTATAATATCCACAGTCATTACATGCTTCTGTAAAATCGACTGTCATAATTTCTCTTGCGTTGGTTGTCAAATACTTTCTATATTGCCAATTGCTCGTCATACCACTCTCCTCAATCAGTTGTTTGTTTATGACGGCTTCAGGTTGGTAAGCGGCGGTAAGAGCGCGTCCGTCGCTCATTAAGGGTGGGAAAATAGGATATTTTGTATTTGTGTTATAGCCTAAAGAAGATTTAGGAAGTGTTTCTTTTATAACTGGATAAGCACAATCAAGGTTCTCACTTTTTAATGAAAAAGAAAACATTATATACTGTTTGTATATAATTTTTTTGTTTTGTGTTATCTATTTTAATTTTTTTGATTCCGTTTATTCATGGCTGCTTTCTAATATACGAATCAATTCATTTTTCTTGAGTTTTCCTACATCTGTTGATAATCCTTTTGCGAGAACAATGACTTTCAGTTGATGGATGGTCATTTTTCTATAGGTCTCTTTGTCTTCCACTCCTGTTTCTTCGAATTTATGAACAATATCTGCTTCTACTTCTTGTTGTTCTGCTTCTGGTTCTTCATGTTTTTCATCTGTTAAAACAGTTTCATCTAAATGTACCATAACTAGTTTTGATGTCTCGTCGGCATCTTTTTCTTGAGTATTTTCGGGTTCTACTTCCGTGAGAACTTCATCGAAAATAACGTCTTCCTCCGGTTCATTATTCACTTCATGGTCAGTATCTTCTTCACTGTCTGAAAAACTATCATCATCATCACCTTCGTCACCTTCGTCGCCTTCTTCACTGTCATAATCATTATCATCCTGTTCACTTTCACTTTCATTTTCACCTTCACTTTCACTTTCACTTTCACTTTCATTTTCGTTATCCTCTTCTACAACCGGTTCGAGTTTATGATAAGATATATTGGAGGGATTGGAAAGATTGGAAACAACCGGCTCGGATGTTTCTGAAGATAAAGTTGAAAGCGAAAAAGACGGCATTTGCGGGAAAAAAGTTTTTGAATTAAATGTATTTTTCAGTATTTCTCGTTTGATAGAAGTTAATTCTTCTACAATATTATTTATTATTTCAAACATAGTATCTCCTTTTTGTTCTAAAGTAGACATCCGTTGTTTAAAATGATATACAAGTAACAATATTAATACAAAAGTAATTCCTAAACTTATAAAAAAGAATGTTTCAATAAAATTAAACAATCCCATATTTAATATTCAGCTATAAAATATTGGCAAATACTAAACGAACTTTTACCTTTACACCTTTTATTTTTCTAGAACTATATATTATAACAAATGGAAAATCAAGATAGAACTAGTTTATTTAAACCTCAAACAACTGTTATGGAAGAATCAGAATCATTTAGCAATAAAAATGTGATAATTATTGCCTTGATTTCTCTTCTTATTTTATCATTTTTAGGAATAAATCTTTTAAATGTATTAGGTAACTTTTTCCAATCTACCACCAATATTTTTGGTCCGATTATTGGCCAGATTTTATCTTTTTTTGGATATACAACCGGTAGTGTTTTAAATAAAACAGTCGATGTTGTTGGAGATAGTGCAAAGACAGGTATTGATATCGCATCTGGAACAGTACATTCTGTAGGAGACCTCTTAAAAAATGCGAGTCAAAATCAAGTAGATGAAAAATCACGCACATCGTTAGATGCCGCATTGCAAAATAAAAATGCCACTTCACCGACCGAACCCTCTCCAACCCCCGCAGAAAATCCGGTTCAAAAACCCATCACTGCAAGTAAGACACAATGGTGCTTAGTAGGAGAATACAAAGAAAAAAGAGGATGTATTGAATTTTCAGATAGCGACAAATGTCTCTCTGGACAAATATATCCTTCCCAGAAAATGTGTCTGAATCCGACACTTACGCCTAATACGTAAAGTATGTAAAAACAAGAAACCTAAAAAAAACAACATAAATACAAATAAATAATTATTGTATTTATGTCAAAGGCTTCGTCCCTATTTCTTATTTTTCTGAAAGATTCCAATTTTTTGATTCATCCATCGTGTTTCAAAGAGAAAGAACGTGTTTTTACAGAATGTATCATATTATATGAATTTGCCAGAAAATATGAACCCATTGATATGACTTCTTTTCCCAACATAACCACCATTGCAGAATGTGATTCCAATATAGATTATTATGTAAAGAAGTATATGTCCGTATATGGTATCGAACATGTAAGAGGTGGAACATACACAGATATGATTTTACCAGACCATTTATTGAAAACATTGTCTTCTGAATTAAAAACGATGGAATATTTTCACAGAAATAGACAGGAATTATTAGATGATGTCATGAAAACATATGACAAAGATACAGTAGAATCAATAATAGTATTAGAAGAGAAACGAAAAGAAACTGAAACCGTACTTTCAAAATACAATCATGATTATAATGAATATATTGCTATGAAAACATATGATAATCAATCGATTACCTATGACAGATTGGAAGAAATTGAATGGTTTGAACAGTTTATTTCTATAAATAATAAAAAGATACAAGAAGAAACAAAAAAGAAATACAAACATTTTTTATCGACAGTGAAAGTACTTTTCAAAAAATTCGTTGAAATTAAAAAAAGAGAATCCCTGATTTCCGATGATGAAGCCTATACCAAATTTATTAAAAATGATTCTATTGTTCGATTACAACATCCCGAATTTGAGTTTGACACGTACATGTATCATCCAGAAAAGCGAAAATTACTGAGTGAAAATCAAATTGATTTTTCAAAAAAACTGTTACAAGAGATTGAATATATGTATTATACCGTCATTAATTGTTGTGATAATTATGAATATACGATTTCAAATTATCCAAGCAATATAGTCGAATTATGTGAATTCAAAATCAAATATTATAGCTATTTGATTGATAAAAAACATTGTATCATATAATACAACCATTACATTTGTGATATCATTGCCATTTTGGAATAAGAACTTGCCGGTAAACTAGTTACATTACAGTTTTGTGAAACATTGATTAAATTACTTGATAAACCTGCATAAACTCCATAATTAAAATTTTTTATATATTTCGTTCTAGTATATTCTATACCGGATTGAATACTATAATTAAAGGATAATTTTATATCATAAATAGTACCTATTGTAGTAGCCAATTTTAAATTGTTTGTTTTCAAACTACCCACATATTGAACTAGAGAAAAGGTTCCTTGTTGTCTATTTACATTAAATGATACATCTAAAAAATTTGTGACTATCGTTGGAGCTGTTATACCATAAGATGTAGTGACAATTGTATCGTTATAAAAAACATTGAGTTTTACACTGGAAATACGAATAGAAATATTGGAACCGGTATTGTTAGATATGTCACCTGATGCATAAATACCAATCGGAATATTTAATTGAAATGTGGTAAATTGTCGGTCAATTGCTTCTCGAATATAAATACTTGAAACGGTTGCCGATAGGTCTACTATAGAATATTTGGTATTTTCATTATAAACAATACTAAATAAATCTGTATTATTTGGCGGAAGTGTGGAATAGCTACGTGTGTAAGTAGGATTTACATAATTGTATAATGGCACGGATTCATTGTCCACTAACATAATGACAGGACCAGGAATATCCGAAGATGAAGTAGGTGTGGGTATCAACGCATCCGCGGGACATGCTCGTTGAATAGTCAAGTCGGTAGATATACTTTGCGGAATGGATTGAGTATATCCATTTACTAAAAGCGAGAACTTTTGATATTTTGTTAAATTATTTGTTTGCGTACTAACTTTATTTGAATTATATTTTAATATTTCCGCTTTTCTTCTCATATCAATATCGTGTTGTGTATAAACGTTACCATTTATTGGTGTATTATAAGGGGATGATTCCAATTCCGTCCTTGAAGGGGGTATTGGAAACATCTGTGCGCGTCTACGTTGTTGACAAATATTAAATAGTAAATTATTTTGCGCCATGTATTTTAATATTGTTATAATAATATATTAGAATACATTTTGTATCTTACAACTTTGAGGAATACCAACTATTCGATAAGTACGAGTAATAACCAGTATTGCTCTTCTGTGAAGAACTTTGAGTCAAATTTGGACCTTGTAACAATATATTGTTTATATCAAAGACTCCGAGTGCATGGTCATAATATACCAAATTAGAAAGTTGTCCTTGGAATCCCCCATTTGAACCAACAAGAACATTGTCATAATTTTGTTTTGGTGCATCACTGAAAATCAAACGACCTGAAATCGTTCCATTTATATAAATATCCATGATAGTATTTTCAATACGAATAGCTAAATGAAACCATTTTTTTAATGGAATGTTTGATATATCAACAGAATTTCGATTGTTCATCATGCTATCCATATAAATACGTAATGTATTATCATTCTTACTTATATATACTCCAGGTGCATTGGTATTGGTCGAAACACCGTTTGAAGCAAATGTTGAATTACCTTTGCTAAAAATATGATTATAATCCAAAACACCGGTTGCATTCAAACTATTTATTAATAACCATACTGACCATGTAGCTTCTAATCCAGTGGATTGATTGTTTGAACGATACACTGTCACAGAATCTGGATTATTTGGGTCTTGAGGAATGATAAGGTTTGAATTTCCACTAACCATACCAGATACTAAATATGGGCTCCTTGACTTTTGAAAAAAATAGCTCATAATAGAGATTCCTAAACTCATAAGAAAGAGGAATACAATCACTACAAAAATAACAAATACAAATTTTGCAATAATACTGTTGGATTCTAAAAAATCTTTACTAGCACTTACCGCATTTTCAGATGAAAACTGTCCTATTGTATTATTTACTGATTCCTTTGTTGCGTCAATACTTGATGTAATTGATGCTAAACCTTGCGTTGCACCATCTCGAATTCCTTGAGTAGTTACTTCTGGAGGTTTTATACTCGATAATTGTTTTCCAATAGATTGAAATGTATTCTGTGCGGATTCCAAAGGTGCTTGCATACTTATATTATATTATAATATTATATAAGTATAAATTTTTGCTTATTTCATTTTTGATGGAATCCACACGTCAAACATTAATAAAGAGAATATGTTCTCTGTGTAATGTTATCTTGTAATATTGATAATTTTAGATTTGATCCAGTACTTGAAGTAGAAACTCCAGTTCCTTGTAAATAATAATTCCAAGCAGTTTGTGGGTCCATGGGATTCGGCCATCGGGTCAATGACGCCAAGAAAATATCTGGTTTACTAGAATCACCTATAGTGATATCTGCAGTAGAAACCGTCGGAGTATAACTCAATTGCCTAGATTGTACTAATTTACCATCTAGATAGACATCTACAATATTATTGTCTACACTAATAATAACATAGGTCCATTTTTGAATAGGAAAATTATCCGTTACTTGTGTAGAAGCAGTCTCAGGACCAATTATATATTGTAAAGTAGGCGTAGTTCCTTTAATTTGTAATGAAAAATCGGTTGTAGTATTTTGTCCAGATTTTATGGTTCTTGATATAAGTGTTTTCAAAGTAGGTGTATTATAACTATTTACATATACCCACATACCATAAGCATAACGTGTTGAAGTACTCTTTACCAATGAAGTGTTTGAAATCGGTGAAGTACTTACTTTCAAATCTACATATGCAGAGAGTTTCGGAGATGTAGTAAAATAAGTTGTATATAAATAGTATATTAGTATTATCACAACAATTCCTAAAATAATTACAACAATATTCATTATATATGTTAATTATAGATTTTATATTTTTATATAACAGTCTAAAATATAAAAATAATAACTATGTAAAAGGAGGAGAAAACATAAGAATATTATAATTGTTTATAATTTCTGCAGCAGGTAGTGTAGTTGTATAATAATTCACGTTACAAATAGCACCATTCAATCCATTATCTTGACCCACTACAATCGTATCACCATCATTTCCGTCTAATGGTAAATTATCGTTTATAAATGAAAAGGTTCTTTCTAATACACCATTGACAAATAAATCAGCATGATTATCATAATAATTAAATACGAAATTATTCCATTTTTGAAGTGGAAGAGTTAATTCATAACGACTCTGCTCTATATTTGCATTTGGATTATTTGTAAAATAAACAATGTATTTATTTATATGGTCTTTTCCATCATTTACATAAACAACTTTTGGTTTTCCATTTGCATAATTAAATATATTCGATTGGTTTGTATATGACATATTGGATGATGCACCTGGATTGACAAAACACCAAAAAGAAACACAATAGTTACTATTTCGATAAATATTACCTGGGGTACTACTTATCGGGTTATCTTTTGGTTTGTCTTTTAATATAAATGTAGAGCTAGTTGCCAAAACCTTTTGAGTGTTTAAAAAAATTGGTTTATCCAAAATCATACTCGTATTTTTTACAACAAGTAACTTCATTAATTTCGGAGAGAACAAATAAAGAATAATTAAAATAATTTCAATAATAAATAATAGAAAAACAGAACTAGGTGCCATTCCGAGTTGTTCTTTCATAAAGGTTACAAAATCAGCAAAAAGACATGGAATATAGAAAATAAAATTGACAAGATATCCAACCGCACCAGTTTGTCGTTTCAAGTAATTACTAAATATAAAATAAAATATTGCCAGTCCACACACAATTATCAATATTATCAGAATAGAAATCACATAGTTGACAATAATAAGTGAAGAACCAGATGCAGTTGAATAAAAATATCCAAAAATAGAAATAACCAAAAGTGCTAATGCTAACATGAAAAATCGCATAGGAGATATGGTATCGTTTTTATTGAAGAATATAGTAGTTAAATATATACCAACTATCAGTGGTAATGCAATTACCGCTCCATATATGTATGTTTTTTTATAAAGTGCATCTCGGTCAGTCGATGCAACATATATGAATAATGATGAAACCATAATAAATGCAAACATAGTTAGTGTTTTTAACAAATTTTTTATAATGTCGGATTGTATTTCACCATCCTTTATATTAAAATCTACTCTATTATCCAAAATTCCTTTCAATCCATCAACAATATATTCGGATAATTCATCTGAATCCATTTCTATATATCTTACATAGAATATTTACTCTCTACAAATCGCTTTTATAGATTCTCAATGGCCGTTTTTTCTCCATGACAATCTCTACATAAAGCTCTTAAATTATCAACGTGATTACTTCCGCCATATTCAAGTCGGACTTTATGATCTACTTCAAACCATGCAGGTAATTGTTTTGTGCAGTTTTCACATCTCCAATTTTGTCTAGCAGCCACGAATTTTTTCTTTGTTTCACTTACAGAACGTTTTGTTGCTTTCATGCCTGACCTCATAATACGCTCTTCTCCTGGTGATGACATTGATGTAATAGGATAATTATATTCTCCTTCCGGTCCTCCTCCTCCTCCTACCCCCAGTCCTGTTTGGTACTGATTGGAATATTCCGACCTTGCAGTAAAATCCAATATGGGACTTATTATACTCGTTGCATTTCTATCCACGGGTAAATATTTAATATAATCATTCGTAGTTGTTATTATATTTCGTGTTTGGTGAGGATTTTTTCTTATTAGCCAGTATAATACAAACGCTCCAACGGCCACTCCCGCCATTTGATAATATTTTTTATAGGAAAGTGCATGTTTCAGTAATCTTCCATCAGTGTATATATTGTACATAATAAATCCTGCAATAATAAAGATAACTATTTCGATTCTCATATTATAATATTGTCACATAATATCGTAGTAAATATACTATAAATTACATCTTCAAGTGTGTAAATATACTATGAATAGAAGACATAAATCAAAAATAGCAATATAAATATCACAGCAATATGAATGTATTTTTTGCCCATTTGCAATCGTTCGCTTAACGTAACGGGTTTTGATTTATATTGGTTTTTATACGCATCCAAACTTGCTAAATAGGAAATTTCTTCTTTTCCTAGCATTACATTTATTTTGTTGTGAATAAAATGAGTCCATCGAATGAATGACTCGCGAGAATCCAAATAAGGTGTTACTGGATATTTGTCTAATAGATTCGCAAATCGATTGCCTATTTCTATATCTGGTATAAAAAGGGGGAGATTTGTTATAAAGTCGTAATATTTACGTTTTGTCACTTTATTTGGATGATTTGGATAAGAATGGGCGAC